ACGGACACGCCTTTGACGAAAATTCGTTGTGTCCATGAACCGAAACGATGTCGGGAATTGTGACCATTAGCGACATGCACAAAATGACCATGGCGGCCGTTTGTTCGTCCGTGCGCGTGTCGCGCGGTGTCCCGTCGGCGTCCAACCCGCCGGCGTACGCAATGCCAATTGTCGTTTTGTTGTGACCGGCCGTGTGCGCGCCGATTTCGTCAATCGGTCGGCCAACCTCCACCCGCCCGTCGAGGCGAACTAAAAAGTGATAACCAATGTCGCGCCACCCGCGTTCCAAATGCCACGACCGAACCGTGGACGCGCTGACGTCGCCTTTGGTGGCCGTGCAATGCAAAATGATTTTGTCAATCGTCCTCACCGATGCAACCGTTTTGTCGTTCTTGCCGCGCTTTCATGGCGCGTTCTATGTTCATCCAAATAAGGGTCAACGCACCGACAACACCCAATGTGAATGTGACCACGTCCGTGAATGTGACCCAAGTCCAACCCAAAAAAACGGCATTCAAAATGTTTTCGCGTGTCATTTGGAAACGCGGTTTTGTGGGTTCAAATCCGCGGTTTCGTCGACGCCGTTTGTGGCGTTGACTAATGCGTTGACAATCACGACCAATTCGTTGAACGCGGCAATCAGTTCGACAAACGAAATGTCGGCGTTTTGTTCGTCAATTGGGGACCATGTGTTTGGGTTAATGTCTTTGTGTGTCATGGAGTCACGGAAATTGAAATGGACGCCATGGCAAGTTGTTTCAACGTGCCGCCTGTTGTGCGTTGGATTCCAACCACAACAAGGTCGCCGGCCGCTACGTTTAAACTTGTCAAAAGAAAATCGACGTTTTCGTGTGCGTCTTGGGTTGTCGATGTTGCCGCGGTGCCCGAGCCTAATTCGGTCAACGTGATGTTGGACGTCGAGCCGTTAGCCCGCGAACCGTGCAAAATCAAAACGTTGGTGTTGTTTTGCGCGGTGTCATTTTTGACGGTGCCGCGAACCCGCAATTTCGTGAACGCCTCCGGCACGACAATTCCACAATGGGAATAAGTCGCCGACAACGACAACGTGGAGGCTGAGATGTTGTAGGTCCATGTATAATGCGACCAACCGTAAACCGACGAACCAACGTAAATGTTGTTTTCATTGTTTAACGACACCCGCATGGAAAACGCCGCCAAAACGTACGGGTTGGCTTTCGGTGTCGCCCACGAAATAACACCCGAACCGTTGGTTTTCAAAAATTGGTTTGCGGTGCCGTCGTCAATGGATTTGAATTTTCCGTCGGAATCAATCAGCGCGACAACGTCGCCCGTTTGCCCGCTTCGGTTGGCCGTGGCCGCGTCGTTGACGCTTTGCGCAATCGCGCAAAGGTACCCGTATGTCGTGGGACACGTTCCGTTTGGGTAATTGCCCGCCAACAGGTCGTGCATTTCGCCCAAATCCATCACGCGCGTTCCGCCCGAATACGCGCCGGCAATGTTCAACGATTCGATTTTGTCGTTGGCGTTCAACGTCACGTTGCCCAATTTTGTGACGTCGTCGGCCGTCACAAATTTGTTGGTCGTGCCGTTTGACACGTTGTCGAGGTTCAACGGCGTTGTCCCGCTTTGAATGTCGAACGCCGTAATTCGTCCGGCGCCGTTTATCGTGATGGCTTCGGTCGTGTTCCGAACCGTGTCGAGGTTGACCGACGACGTGACGGTGACAAATCCAAGTTTGTTTTTTTCCGCTTGGGAAACAAATTTGTTTGTCGTTGAGGTCGTCGAAATTTGGTCGGCCGTCAACGGTGTTGTTCCGGCTTTGATGGTCAACGCCGAAATGCCCGTGGCGTCGGCGGTAATGTGTCCAACCTTTGTTTTTGTGGTGTCCAAATTGTGTTGTTGGGTCACCGTCAACAAATCGGTTTTGTCCTGAATGTCGGAAACGTCGGACGTCAAATTGGTGACGTTCAACGCGTTGTTGGCAACGCCCGTCGTGTTGGTTGCAATGGCCGTCAATTGTGCTGACGTGGCAAACGTCCGCGATTGTGACGTTTGGACGTTGTCGGCCCTTACAAATGTGCCGTCGCCTGTGATGTTCGTAATTCCCGAACCCGACGCCGTGATGAAATCGGTTTTCGCCTCAATTGCCGTTATGTCGCTTGCGTTGGCCGTGTCCCCGGATTGACGCGCCAAAATTTCGGCACCAAGCGCCGACGTTGTGGTTGCAATGGCCGTGGTGTTTGTCGCAATGGCCGTGGCGTTTGTCGCAATGTTCGTCGTGTTTGTTGCCCGTGCGGCCGCTTCGTCGGAAACCGTGGACGACAACGCGTTGATGTTGTTTTGCAACGTCGTGTCGGCCGCCGCGCGTGTCGTTGCTTCGGCTTCGATGGCCTCCACATTCGACGTTGTTTTGCGTTCCAAAAGATTGAACGACGCGTTTGTGATTGGGTTTCGCGCAACGGGAACGTCGGATGTGATGGTGTGCGGCGGCCGTGGTCCGCGCGGAATGCGTGAGTCGTCGGCTTCCGTGATTGATTCCAAATCGCGCGCCGCCGACAATTTGCACATGGCGAATTCGTAACCCTCCGACGTCATTTTCAATTCCATGACGTTGAACCATTCGTTGACGCCGTTGGTATATGCCAAACGGATGGGTCGCGCAAAATGCAAAATCGGAAACGCCGACGCGCTCAAACCCGACCGTGACGTGGACAACGGGTTGGGCAAATTGGCGTGGTCGGTGAACGTCATTTCACCGGTCCGAATTTGAACGGGGTTTTCGCGTTTTTGGAGAACTTCGGCCGCCCGCAACGCGTGAATGTATTTGCCATCTACGTCGATGTTGTCACCGACAACCCAACGCGCCGCCGAATTCAATTTTGTGGTTCCGTCAGAAAGGGAAACAACGCGCATTCCCCTGTTGGCTTGGGTTGATTCGTAGAAATCGCCCAACACCGATTCACACGTGACAATTTTTGTGGTGTTTTTGTCGGTCAACGCGATGAATTCCACATCGCCGCCGTCCTCGCCGTCGCCCATGACCAAATCGAATTCGTACATGCGCGCAAAAACAATGGTCGAACCTTCGGAACCAATGCCGTCGGGGTCGAAAAAATCGGTGTTGTCGGTGCCTGTGATGGCGTCGTTTTGGGAATCCAACAACGTGAACGCAAATTCAATTTCGACGCCTTCGTGGTCCTCGCCGTCGGGCAATTCCGGCAACGTCCACCCAAATTCGAATTGTGTCGAATCCTGAATGGTGCCGGACCCAATGCCCAACGCGGCGCCTTCGGTCGCCTTGAACTGTTCGGCGTTATTGTCGCGCCGTTGGCAATGCAACCCACCGACAAAATCAAAATCAATCACGCCGCCACCGTCGGACAATTCCACCGTCGCCGCCTCCGGATTGCAACCCGAACGTGGAAAAACCAAATCGTAGGTGCCGGCCGTTGTCGACCATTCAATGTCGCCGTCCTGTTCGTAAAAATGCGCCGTTCGGACTGTGGAACCAACGGAATTTTTGATGGGCGCCGTTTCGGACCGTTCAACCAAATTGCGCGTCAAATAGTACGAACCGCATTTGATTGTGATTTGGCAAAGGTATTTGGCGCCGCGCGCTTTGTCCGTGTTGTATTCGTAACCGGCCGTCACCCAACGCACACCCGTTCGGGAAATGTGCAATCGGCCCGACATGGTGATGGGCAACCCGCCCGCCAAAACGCACCCCGTGTTGGTGTACGTTTGCGAACCCAAAGACCAATCAGAGACGCCGCGCGTCGCCCTTATTTCGTCACCGGCATGGTCGTATCGCGTCCCAAACAACCCGCCACCAAAATTGTGTTGACTACCTTGGGCGATTCGCCGCGTTCCGCCTTCAATGTGAACGGATGAAACGGCCTTGACGGGAAACAAAACGTTTTGCGTTACACCTTCGGACAAATCAAACCCACGGTCAAAAACATTTAATGCGCTCGAATCGTGCGGCGATGTCAACGGCCCAAAGTAAGCGTCCGCCAACATTGCGTTGTTTGAAAACCAAACGTGTTGGCGGTTGTACGAACCGGAACCGGTCACGGCGGACGTGTGGACGTCAGGGTTGACAAACCACCATGAACCATTCGACAAAAATATTTGTGCGCCAAAAACGTTGGCAATTTGCGCCAACACCTCGCCACATGACGTGTATTTTCGATGTCTGACGGTGCCGCCCATGGCGTCGTCGTCGTTTTGAACATCGACGAACGCCAACGATTGACACAAAGTTTTTACCAAAACGCTTTTTGCCCCGGGAACGTCAACGCCGGCCAATTCAACGACGTGGTTTTCTTTGTCTTGAACCCACACGCATTCCCGAAAAAATGGTGTCGCCGGTTTGTCGGTCAACGCGCCGCGGATGACGTCGTATTGGTCTAACCCCGTGACACTTGGTGTTTGGGCGCCGTTGTATTGATTCCAACCCCACAACGTCGCGGTCGGCAACTTGGACAAACACCGTGCGATTTGTACGGCCAATGTCCGTTCGTCCTCAAACGCGTTGTCGTCGTCGTCACGGAACGGTTCGTCATTCAACGAAACCAAACCGCATTGCGCCGTGATTGTGAATTGGCGTTTGTCAATCAGGTGTTCCGATTCGCCTTGGTCGGCCATGATGGTTCCAAACCAAAACGGTTTCCAATACCCCGTGGCGTCGGCGAAATTGTCGTGGCCCGACGCGTCGGCGTTTTCATCAGGTTCGAACATGAACAACGCAATGCCAAAACGATGGTCGGCGTTTGCGTGAATGGCGTCCATTAATTCGCCGTGCGATTCGTCGGTTTGAACCATCGTGACGGTACACGACGACGGAACCAACGGTTCGTGCCGATGGTCCGTCGAACCCGCCCATTCAAGCAAAAACGACGTATCGACCAAATCCAACCACGCCACCGTCGATTCGCTTTGCCCAAAGGTTCCGGCGGCCGCGCCCGAATCAATGATTTCGACGCGAACGGCGGTCCCGTCCGCCATGACGTTTTCGTGATGAAAACGCGCCGTCCAACCTGAATTTGAACCCGACGTGGTGCCGTCAAACCGTGCAATTGCCATGTGTCAAACGATTGTTTTTCGTGAAAATTTACGGGCCGCGCGGCGTGACGACAATTCGAGGTTGTCGCCCAACACGCGGGCCTGAATGTCGGGCGATGAACCCGCGCCGGCCATGTTCATGAATTTGCCCATTTTTTCGAACGGAACGATGAATTCGCCACGCGACGCCGGGTTTTCACCAATCAACGCCAACGTCCCGCCACGGCCACCCAACACGGCGCCACCCTCGGCGAACGCGGGAATGGCTGAAAACAACTTTGTCGCCGCCGCCACGTTGGCCGCCGCCTTTGCGGGTGCCGCCGCGCCACCGGTCACAATGTTGTCGGCCGATGCGGGCGAAAACGCCGACGCGATGGCGTTTGAAATTGCCGTGGCCAACGCCTGTTTGATAAGCGATTTCGTAATGTTGACGGCGGCCTGTTTCATGGCCTCGCCAAACTTTTGGTTTTTGTCAAACAACGCGTCGACGGCGGACCCGGCCAAATCGGTGGCGGCCTGTTGGGCCGCGCCTAATTTGTCAAACTCTTTGGCAACATCCGAAACGTTGTCTTTGTCTGCGCCTAAACCCTGCAACCCTTCGCGCAACCGCTCAATTTCGGCGGTCATTTGTTTGAATTTCTCCGAAACTTCAAATTCGGGGTCGTTCAACAACGATTCCGACAACGCCGTTTCCAACGCTGACAACGCCTGTTGCGCCGCGTCCATGGAATCAATAAGGCCGACACGTTGGAACGTTTCCAACTCGGCCAACTTTGACCGCAACGCCTCCAACGGCGTCAACTCTTTTTCGGTGGCCGTGTGCAACGCGTTGAATCGTTCCACCAAAACGGCCATGGCTTCGTCGGCGGTGCCTTTGAAATCGTCGCCCAAAATTTGTTGGATGGCCTCCAATTGTTCGGCCGTCAATTTGAGCGCGGACAAATCAACGTCGCCCGTGAAACCCTCGCCAATGATTTCGTCGATTGCCGTTTTGATGGCGCGCGCGCGGTCTTCGTCGCGCTTGCCAAACTGTTCGCCAAATACGGATTCGGTTTTGGTCGTTGTGGCCAATGTGTCGGCCAAATCTTGGACCGTGTCCGCCAAGGTTTTGGTTGCCTTGGTTTCCTTTTTTGTGGCCTCCTCTTTTTTCTTTTTTGATTTGGTCGCGTCGTCGTCTTTTTTTGCGGCGTCGGCGGTGGCGTCGTTGTTGGCTTTTTGGGCTTCGGTGGTCTCGCCTACAATGTCCCTTAAATTCCGATAACTTGCCGAACTATCCTCAACGGTTGTGACCAAATCGGACAACGACGATTCGAAAAACCCGCCCGTGTCAACTGACGCGCGCGTCAATTGGATGGCCAACATGTTCGCGGCGCCTTCGGCAACGCCCAACGATTTGATAAATTTGGTCGCTTCGGTGATGTTGAAAAAACCAATTTCGGCACCCTCGCCGCGGTCGATGGCGGCGAACACGTCACGAACGGCGGCCGATGTCTTTTTGATGTCGTCGACGCTTTGCCCCGTTTGACGCGCGGCCGTTTCAAACGAAATCAACGCTTTTTCCACGTTGGCCAACGATTCGGTGCGCTTGGTTTGGGCATCGGCCAAAACCTGTTGACGCACACGGTCGGCGATGGCGTTGGTCACCTCTTTTTCCAACCGCGCGATGTCCTCCAACGACGCCGTGTTCAAATCCATGTTCCCCAAAAATTCGGGGTATTTTTCGTTCAACGCGTCGATGGCGCCGGCGCGGTCGTGTTCCAATTCCACGGCCATTTTTAGGTCGGCAAATAGTACGCGCGCCTCCGCCGATTCGTTGCCAATTTGTTTGTTCAATTCCTTTGTCGCGCCCGACATGGTGCGCGTTTTGTATTCAAAGGAATTCATCCGTTTGATGAGCGGCCCAAAGGCCACGGCCGCCACGCCAACGGCGGCGGCGATGGCCAAAAATGGCGGCGAAACCATGACGCCGGCCAACTTTTTGAACGCGGAAACGCCCGCCGTGCCGGCGACGTCCGACGCGCCTTTCATCAGTTTGAACGAATTGGAAATTTGACCAACCGCGCCGGTCACCTTGCCGGCTACAATCAGCGATGGACCCAACGCCGCGGCAACGCCCGCAATTGTGACGATGGTTTTTTTGGTGTCGTCGTCCAACGCGGCAAACCCGGCGGCAACGTCGCGAACGGTGTTCGCCAAATCCAACAACGCCGGCGCCAACGCCGTTCCAATTTCAATTTGTGCCGCTTCGACGGCGCTTTGCATTTCCGCCAACGAACCCGCCGCCGTGTTGCCGATGGCGTCGGACATGGTTTGAGCGGTCCCGGTGGCGTTGTCATATTCCTTCGTGAGTTTCGAAAGGTCGTCCAAATTGTTGCCCAAAATCGGACCCAAAATGGCCGCACGGGTGCCCATGGTTTCCATGGCTTCGGTGTACGAAACACCGCCCGCCAACAGTTTTTGGAATGTGTCTTTGACGGGGACGCCGGATTTCGCCAATTCCGACAACGCCATTTTCAATTTGGTTCCGGCGTCGGTTCCCGCGATTCCGTTGTTGGCCATGACGCCCAAAATGGCCGTCGTTTCTTGCAAACTGAAACCGAATTCGTTGGCCACCGGCGCCACGTTGCCCATGGCGCCACCGAATTTTTCGAGGTCCAACGCGGTCGTCGCAAACGATTTCGCCATGACGTCGGTCACGGTGCCCGTGTCGGACGCATCCAACCCAAATTGACGCAACGTTTCACCAACGACGGTGGACGTTTCGCCCAAATCTTTGTCGAACGCTTTGGCAAGGTTCAACACCGATTCGGTCATTCCCTTTGTCCCCTTGGATTTGTCGCCAATCAAATCGGTGGCGCTGAAACCCAATTTGGACAATTCCAATTGCAATTCGGAAACCTGCGACGCCGAAAATGACGTGGACCCGCCCAACGATTTGGCTTGGTCGGTCAACCCGGCCAACGCCTGTTGGCCGCCGCCCGAAACGGCGCCAACCTTTGCCATCGCCAATTCGAAATCGGCGGCAACTTTGAACGACGACGCACCAACCAACGCCAATGGCGCCGACAAACCCATGGACAACGACCGTCCGGCCGATTGCATTTGTTTTGATGCGTTGCGAAAACGGGACAACGAACGGTTCAACCCTTTTTCAAATTGGGTTCCGTCGAGGTCCAACAAAATCGCCAAACGGCTACTTTTTCCGGCCATGCGCTTTTTGCATTTCGGCGGCCAACGCGCGGATGTCGTCGGTCGTCATGGGTTTTGTTTCTTGGTGCGCGGCCTCGCCTTTGCCGTACGGGTTGAAATCAACGGCGCTTTTTGCGCTTTGACTTTTGCCGCGGTTGATGTTGTACAACATCGCCATGACGGCGCCCGTGTGGTTCCAATGCGTTTTGTCCCTTTCCAACAACCCGTTCCGAAAACATGAAAATTCAAAAAACGTCATGTTCCAAAATTCATCCGGGGACAACCCCGAACGAAGGCCCGACGCGTACAAATCCGGCCATGTTGGTGGCGGTCCCTTTATTTCGGAACCGCCACCCCGTTTCCCGTCGACGCCGGGTCGGGTGCCAACGTGGCCACAACGTCGTTTGTGATTTGTGAAAACGTCGTTTCGTCCTCACACACAAACGCGCAAATTTGTTCGAATGTCGGCAACGACGATTCCGGGTTTCCGTGACGTTGGCAATGGTTCAACATTCCGCAAAACACGATTTTGGGGACCGTGTTCAACGGGTCGTCGTTCAACTGTTCGTCAATTTCGGCCAACGGTATTTTGTAACGTTCCGACAAAAGGCGAAACGCGTTCATGTTGACCAACGCCGGAATCGTTGCGTTGTTGATTTTCACGGACAATTCGCCGCGCAATTTGTTTGACATGATTTGAAATTTTGAGGTTGCCCCCAAATTACAAAATCACAATCACGCAACAGTCAAACCGCCCGTACCTTTCAACGAACACGTGAATGACGCGAACGAATCAACACCGGCGGTCGCCTCCAACGATTCGATGAACGCCGAACCCGTGTAGGTCGTGCCTGAATCGGATTTGAAAACAACTGAAACGGCGGTTCCGTCAATTGCCATTCCCATGAGGTTGTTGAAACCGTGTTCGTCGGTTGCGTCAGTCCCGCCCAAATCGGCGCCCGTTGTAAGGTCAACCAAACCGTCGATAGACATGGTGAACGAACCGGTGCCCGCGACCGAATGCAAAGTGGAAATTGACGCGATGCCATTTTTGGCGGCCGTTTCAATCACGTTGTTTGAATAGGACAACGAACATGAGGTTGACAACCCAATCAAACGCGAAACGGCGCCCGATTCGTTTGAGGTGGCGTACAACCCAATGGTGTTTCCTGAAATTGTGGACAATGCCATGATTCAAAATTTTGAAATGATGTGTTCAAAAATCGTCATGAAATCGCCCAAATCGGTGTCGACGCGAAATGTCAACGCGGGTTGTGGGCCGCCTTGAATGAACACGTGAAAATCAGTTCGACGACATACACGTTGCCGTCGTCCATGACGTCGGACGCCACCGCATCCAACACCGTGGACGCGACTTTGTATTGATTTGAACCAACGGTGAACGCGCCCGACATACCTTCAAACACCGTGCGAACGATTGTGTGCATCGACCACGCTTCAGAAATGGATTCGGAAAAACAATTGACGGTGAATTCGAATTCGTCATTCACCGACGTTGTCGTTTTGGTTGGTGTGAACGACGCGTTGGTTTGTTCGAACATCACGGCCGGCAATTCGGAACCCTGTTGTCGCAAATACGGAAAAATGCGCCCGTCAACGTACGCGTCCAAATCGGTGGCCGCGTTCAATTTATCAAAAACCAAATCCAACATCAGGTTGTTTTTTTGAATTCCCTAACCAAGTATTCCCGAACACCCTTTGCCACGCGAAACGGAAGGTCGTCGCGGTAACGTTCCAAGGTAGGCCGAACGAACGGTTGTTTGCGAACGCCCGCCGTGATTTCCTTGGTCCGAATGATTTTGCCACCCTTGCCGAAAAACGTGAAATTGCCGCGGGTGCGCTTTGTTTTTGGGCGAACCCCAAGTTCGGCGAAATGTGCCGTGTAGGATTTGTTCGGGCCTTTGTAGCGCGGCCCCAATCGCACAACCCACGAATTTGAGGCCCGCGAAAAAAACGTGATTGTGCCAATGGATTTTTTCAACGAACCCGTCCGTTTCGGCGCCAACGCGCGCATCGTGTTGTATGCCGGCCGGAACGCGCGTGTCATGATTTTGCCAACCTCACGACGCGCAAAATTGAATGGCATTTGTTCCAACGCTTTCATAATGCGCGACGCCTGTTGACCGTCGAATGAGGCGCGAACTTTGATGCCGTCATTCGCCATGTGCCGAACAAATTAATTTCAACCAACGTTTGCGGCCCATTTCAACGATTCCGTCAATTCGAAAAACTTGGTTTTGACACACGACGCGCGATGTTGTATCGAATCCGGATTTGTAGCGAATCGTAAATTCGGTTCGAAGGACGGTCACGATTTGGTCGCCAACCAATTGTTCGGCCGCGACACGGTCAAATCGTTTGGCCCAAATTTTTGGGACATTGCCTTGCCCATTGCCTTGCCCATGGCCTTGCCCATTGCCTTGCCCGTAAGACTCAATCCTTTGACCAAACGAATCGGTCGTTGTGGTCAAAGTTTGAATTTCAATTTCGTGGTCGAGGTCACCAATTTTCATCGAATCCGTTTCAAGGTTTTGACGATGGATTCAAACGCCAACGGCATGACGTACGGACGGCCCGTTGTGAATCCGGCGGCCTCCCTGTTTTCGTACAAATGGGCGGCGTACATGAGCGCGGCGGCAATTAGTAGGCGCGAAACTTGCGTCGAATTGTCGTGCATCACGTCGTTGTCGGCTTTGACGCCACACACGATGGACCATGGAAACGGCGAATCCAACGCGACGTCGGTTGGTGTTGCGTAGTCGGTGCGAACCTCCAAAACGGATGGTGCGCCGCCTTTCCAAATTTCGAATGCGTCGGCAAAATCCGAAACCGACGTGGTCGTGTGGTTGTCGTTGGTGTACGAAACCGACGTGATGGCGTCAAGGATGAACGGCAATTCGATTCGGTCCATTAAATATGGCAAATAAACGGTGGCCGTTTTCCGGTAAAAATTCCGCCCCGTGATTTCGCTAACGTAACGACACGCCGTTTCGCACAACAATTCGACGTGGTCACGTTCCGTTGAATTTTCGGTGCCAATGTCGGCGCGCAAATGTTCCGCGATGCGGTCCGCGCCACCCAACAACGTGATGGCGTCGACGGTCGATTTGTATTCGATGCGGATTTTTTCCATTTGCTTTTTGTCTTTGTTGCCGCCGTGGACTCGAACCACGCAACACCGCAACCAACGCGGACGGCACACCGCAATTTTGCGGCCCCAAGGAATAAGAAAAACAAACCGCCGGCCGTGTTGCCGACGGTTTGTCATGTGTTCAAATTAGACCGACGTCGCGGCCGTGTCAACCTTCAATCCACCCAAGAAAGCGCCGGAACCGTTGCGGCGAATCTTGCCGTCAAAGTACGCGTCCGCCACGATGCGGACCACGCCTTTGAGGTTTTCGGTGTATGGGTCGACGCTCACGGAAATTCCCGCCCATGTGCAAAGGAAAATATCCGATGCGTCGGCCATGATGATTGGCGAAACGGCCACGGTGTCGTCGGCGTCGGTGTCACCAAAGTACGACGACAAAATTGTTTCGTTGTCAATCACGGTCGAGGCGTACGCCGGATGTCCCAAAACGGTTGACGCACCACCAACGATGTTTCCGGCCGCGGGAATGAATCCGCCCGCGTCCGCCGTTTGGCCTTTCAGGAACGCCAACAAACCGGGCGTCATGAAAAACACGGGACGCAAATTGTCGGGGTTGCCCTCCAAGTATTTGCCCTCAAGGCCCGCCATGTCGGCAAAGTTTGTGGCCTTGCAATTCGTGGCAAAACGTCCGGTTGCGATGCGGCCGGCCGTTTCGAGGTCGTCGACAATTCCGTTCAAAATGTGGGAATCCATTTTGGCCGCCAATGCCGCGCCCAAATCGCGCCCAAACAAATCGTCCAAATTGCCGTTCACGGAATACATGAGGTTTTTGGACACGTCGACGGCCGCCGCAACGCGCGTTGGCTTCAACGTTTTGCGTGTGAACGCCGTGGTGCCGGGTGTCAGTGCGCCCGCCTCGGATGAGGCCGCCGCGTTGCCGCCTGACAACGTCGCCGTGTTGCCGGGCATCACGGGCAAATCAACGTCGCCGCTGAAACCTGACAATTGCGAAACGCCCGCGTTGGCCAAAACACTTTTGGCTTGCAACGACATGGCGATGTCGCTTTGTTGAACTTGGACGCCGGAAGCGGCCGCGTGGGCGTTTGCGTTGCCGCCGTCTACGGCGTACGCGGTGCGCTCACCGTAGGCCAACCACGAAGGAATGTTCAAATCGCCGCGGACGCTGACGCCGCATTCAATCGCCTCACGGCGGGCCTCCGCATCCATTTCGGCCGCGATGCCCGACAAACCGTTTTTCATGGCGCCTTTGATGCCTTCGGTCAAACTGAAACGCTTTTGAATTTTGGCGCGTTCGTTGGCCTCGCCGGAACCGGTGGCAAATGACACGGGCGCCGCGGTGGCTTTCAACGCCGCTTCAATTTTTTCGGCGCGTTCAATTTGTTTGTCCAAATCTTCGATTTCGGACATGATGTTGTTGGACGCTTCGATTTCGTCCGCGGTGAATTCGCGCGCCTCTTTTTCGGTCGCTTTCACCATTTCATCCAACGCCGACACACGTTCGCCGCGGATTTCTTGCAATTGTTTCGCGTTTTTCATGATTGTTTTTTGCGAATTTGTTTGATTCGATGTTTGAGAACGGCCGAACGAACCTTTGCGCCGTGGTCGTGTATGTTGTCGCCTGACGCTTTTTCGGCGTCATTTGGCGTTGTTTCTTTGTCTTTATGCGCCCCGCATCCGCACGACGCGCAAACGTCCGTGTGTGGCGTCGAAATCGCTTCGTAGGAACGCAACACCGACGACGCGTCGGAATAAGCCCCGACGGTCACAACGGAAACGTCCACCAATCGCGCCACGCGGTTGATGGTCCGCAAATCTTTTTCGCCGTCGCGTTTTTCCCACGTGTCGCCATCGGCGCCCAACATGAAAGCAAACGACGCGTCGCGGACAATTCCGCGTTGCATCAGTTCGACCAAATCGCGACCGGCCGTTGTGTCGGGAATCGGGAACGAATAACGCAACCCAATTTCGTCAACGGACAATTCGAGGCCCGCGCCAACCTTTGCCAACGGTTGCAATTGGTTGTGGTTAAACACGGCAACAACCGGGTCGTTCAAACGTCCTTCGAAGGCCGACGACGCGATTGTTTCCGCGAACGGTCCAATGTCCGTTTCGGAATTGAAAACAGCGGCGTAACCTTCAACGCGACGTTCGCCGGTTTCGCCGTCGACGTCGCGCAATTCGAACGGCCGATTTTGAGTGAATCGGCGTTCGGGTTGGTCGGAAAATTTCAATCGGTGTTCCTCCATTTGTTTTGTTTTTGTGGCCGCCGTTAATCGTTCAACGTTTGATTTTTCGCCGCGTTCAATGGGGCCAAATTCAACGGGACAAAATGGGTGTCGCCGCCTTCAATTGGATTGAGGTTTTCCAACGCTTCGCGCGCTTCGTTGATGGACACAACACCGTCGCGAATCAACGCGGTGAAATATTCGCCGCGGGTTTTGGCGTCGGCGCGCAACAACGACGCGATGTTGAATCGCGCTTCGACCGAACCGCGTTCGCGTTCCGCCAACAATTTGACGGTGATTTGTTGTTGGATGCGACGCAACAACGGCGCGACCGTGTATTGCGCGAAAAAAATCGACTGTTGTTCAACGTTGTTGTAGGTCACGGACGCATCCAATCCAATCAGCGCGGGCGACACACCAAACGCCGAACAAATCATTTCCGCCTGAAATTTGCGGGTTTGGATGAATTGCGCGGATTCGGGCGCGGTGCCAATGCGTTCGTATTTCATGCCATGTTCCAAAATGGCGGTGCGGTGCGCGTTGCGGGCGCCGTGATAACGGGCGGCCCATGACGCCGACAATCGTTCAAATTGTTCGTCGGTCAACGAATGGTCGGTGGAAATCACCCCCGACACGTTGCCGCCCGAACCAAAGAACGTCGAACCAAAGTTTTCGGCGGCGCGTTCCAACGCGATTGTTTCGCGGTGTTGCTCAATCAGGGACACGCCGCGGAAACCTCGAATCATGAACAATTCGTCGTCGACAAATACGTTGTCGCTTTCTTCGTGAATCCACGCCACATCGCCGTTGGCCAATGTGGTTTCCTTCAACGCGGCCGCGTCCAAATGGCGCAGGGCCAAAATGCGGGCGTTGTTGTCGCGTTCAATGGCGGCAAATCCAACGCCGTACAAATAGGCGTCGCTAATGAGCGATTCCCACATGTCGAACGCGGTTTGTCCGGCAACGGGCGCCGTTTTCAACAACGGCGTCAACGCGTGTTGAATTTTGTTTTGACGTTCTCCATCTACTTGGAAAACGTCAACGTCCAACGATGCGACCGTGTGCGCGATTTTTTGCACACACGCGCGAACCGTCGTCGAGGCCAACGCGGTGTCAGGTGTCACGACACCGCCGGCCGACGAACCGCCAAAAATCGTTTGCGCGCGGGCGGCGCCCAACGCATTGCCAAACGAACGTTTTTCGGGTTGTTGTTCGGGTTCGGCCTGTTGCGTCGTCCGTCCAAACAATCGGTCAAAAATCGCCATGTTGGCAAATTTGCAAAACGACGTTCAAAATTCGGTGTCGGTGTGAAATAATTATTTCACAACAACGAAACGGACCACATGCGTTGGTGTACGCATGCGGGCCGATTCGCGTTTGGTTTGCTTAGTTGTTCCGGCGTTCTTCGAACCGGCGGTTTTGTTCCGCCTTCAACGCCTCGAATCCGGGTGATTTGAACGTGACCGTTTGAACCTCGACATGTCCGCCCAACGCCAATTCCAAATTGGTGACCACAAATTTCATTTTGCGGATTTCGTCGTGTTGTGCCAATCGGGTTGGTTCGTCCTCAATTGTTTCGAGGTGTCGACACGCTTTGGTCAAATTGGTTTTTGTGGCCATGACCATGTCAATCATTTGTGAACGCGTGTAATTGGCGCGGATGGCCTGAATGAGTTGGGTTTGGTTGTCCATGGGGTGTGTGTTTTTGTTTGACATGACACAAACATACGAACACAATTCACACGCCACCAAATTTTTGGTCAACTTTTTTCAAAAAAATTTCGTTCGCGCCATTCGTCGAACGCGTCGTCGTCCGGTGTCGGTGTGGGCCGCCACCGTCCCGACCCGCCGCAAACGTCGCAATCGTGCCAATGGGGTGACGACGGCGGGTGAATCCAACCGCCAACGCCATCGCATTCGTCGCACACGTCGCAATCAGTACACGACGCCATCGACAATTCGCAAATTCTGAAAATGGAACGTTCCCGTTTTCCTCACGTCAACAAACGCGAATCCGTGATTCCATTGGTTGTGTTGCATGTAGTCCGGCGACAAATCGCACAAACAACCCAACGACCACGACGTTTGGATTTTGCCGTTGATGTCTTTTGACGTGAATTCGGACGTCCGGTGGAAATGTCCGCACACCGACGAATGTTGCGTTCGCATGTGCAACCAACGCGCCGGGTGGCCGCCGCCGCCGCCGCGGCCGATTTCGTGACCGTGAACGACAAACAGTTTGCCGAACCGCGACACGCGCCAATCGTCAACGTAATTCACATTCATTCCCGCGTCCGACAAAACGCGTTCCAAACTGAATGCAGGAACGCCCAACAATTCCGGCGCGCGGGCCGTCATGTAACGGTCAAACCTGTTTTCGTGATTTCCCATTTTGGCCCACACGTTCGCCTTGGGAAACGCGGTTGAAACGGCGTCGACCAACGACGCGGCCATTTCCAATTCGTCGGCAAATCGACGTTCGCGTGGGTCTTTCTCAAATGATGAAAGCGAATAAAAATCCAACAAATCGCCATTCAACCAAATGTCGGTGGCGTTTTCCTGTTGGCCAAAATCAATTGCCGCCGCAATGGCTTTGACGTCGTGAAACGGAACGTGGATGTCGGACAACATCAGGATTCGACGCGGCCCCGACAAAACCAACGGTTCGCGCGACATGCGCCGGTTGGGCTTTGGCAAATTGAATTTCGGTTTCATCGCATGGTTTTTTCAATTGTGCGGCCGGCAAAGTACGCGCCGAACACGGTCAACAACAACGTTTCGAACATGCCCGCGACGGTGCCCGACAACGCAAAAAATTGTGGCGCCACAGCGTTGACGATGGCGAACACGATGAACGCGGCCGTCAACGACAACAACACCATGGGCCGCACGTTTTTCGACAACCACGAATCCGATTTCATGTCGTTTTCCCATTGGCCCGCAACGTCGACGCCGACAATTTCGCGCGTTTCGTGCAACGCGTTTTTGAAATCCGAACGTTCGTTTGGTTTGAACGTTCGCGTTTCAATCAACGCCGCGATGGAATCCAACAAAAACCCCGCCGGGACCATGTCGGCAAACGCGCGCAAAACATCAGGCGCAAACCGACGCAACCATTCCCCAACGGGCGTGTTTCGAATGACCAACGGTTTCAACCGCGCGTTTCGATTTTGTCGTTCGGCTTTGTCTTTTTGTTGTTCGCCACGATTGCGTTGATTGCCGAATCCAACCAACCGAAAACCACGACGTTGTCGGTTTCCGTCGGTGTCAAGTTCGCGATGATTTTCGCGATTGCCAATGCGGCCGCCAAAAATTCGGGCCAATTTTCCAAAATGTATTCCATGGTTCAAATGTGTTTCCGTCGTTTTCATTTTCGTTGTCGTTTTGCAATGTCTGAAATTTCGGCGATGTGATTTTTGATTTCCGTTTTTGATGGATTCGCGTTTTCCATCGGGTGACGTTGGTTCATGTTTGCGCGAATCGTTATTTCGTCCAAAACCGAACGGTCGATTTCAACCGTTTCGTCCAACAACCAACCAACAACGTCGTCAATTTCATGACGGTGACCAACAGTTTGGCCAACCAAACGGGCCACCATGCGACGTCGCGCCATGCGCGTTTCATGGTCCGACGAATCCGCGTCGTTCCACATCGCGTCGAAATCGTCACGCGTCGACATTTTCCGCGCCGTGGTGTTCGTCCTCCGAAATGACGCCCGCGTGAGCGTACAAACCCACAATTTTCAAGACGGCCCGCGCCAACGCGCGTTTTTCCGCCATGGCAAAGGGGTATTTTGTGCGGTTGTTTTGTGGCGACGCCTCGCCGTACGTTTCAACAGTCAACACGCCATCGTCGACCGGCTTGGTTGCCTTCGCTTTGATGACCACGAAACCGGGGTTGTCTGACACAACTTCAAACGTCACGTTCACGTTGTGCCGCGCTTGGATTTTTTCAATTCCGGTTCGCGTAATGATGGCAAATTGAGGCGACAAAAACACGTCTTCTGTGGTCAATCCGTTTTCGACAAACAACGCGTTCAAATGGTCGCGTTGTGTGTTGGTCAATTTCTTTTTCATTTGGGCAATTTGGGAATGTTCAAACGTTCCGAACCACATTCGGAACAAAACCCCGTCGACGTGTTGGCCGTTGACTGTTCGCAAATGTGGCAAAAATAGCGCATCGGTACGTGTTGCAATCGTTGAATTTCCATTTCCAAATCCATGATGCGCGCGGCACGGTCCGACGCCGAACCCATTGCGGCACGACACGCGCGCGCCTCAGCCGCCAACGCGTCGTCCAACGCGTACGAATGCAAGTACAACCGACGAACCAATTGGATGGCTTTTGTCATTTGGGCGCGAACGTCGTTCGGAACGTTGCGCCAATTTTCCATTTCCAATTCCATGAAATCGCACCAACCAATCGCGTGTGTTCGAATATACATGCGGTCAAGAAAATCGCCGTGGGCGTTTTC